TTTTAAAAATAGATCAAAAAAATAATTCTTGACATTATTCTCAAATTTTGTTATTATAGAATAATGAAAATAAATTTAGGAAAGAGAGGAAAAATCAAATGTTTGAAAGTAGTAGGAGATTAGGTTATAATAAACCTATTGAATATTCACCTGATAGTAATGGTGCATTAGAGGCAATAAGAGATTTAAATTATGAAATGAGAAATCCTTATAATGACGGATTTACTCAATCACATATGAAGCAAAGTTTATTAAAACTCAAAGCAGCAGTAAATAAGGCTTTAGTAGATGCTCCTCGATTTACAGGAGAAGATGATGATTAACAAAAAAGAACTTATTGCAGCAATTAAAGTATTAAGAAAAGAAGTAGAAATACTAACATCAAGACTTGAACCCGAAGATACAGGACATTTACACACAGCAATTAATGTAATTAATTCTCGTATTGATGAAATGATACTGCAGGCAAGTAATGGCTAGAGTGGCGGAGCAAGAGGCAAGACTTAATTATTTAAGTGGTTTAATTCATGACCAAATTGAACCAAAAATTGTAGAAGAATATACTACATTGAAGGCTTGGGGTTTAAATAAACCAATGATGTCAGTAGAAGAGCATAAAAAAGAAATTTATGAAATGAACACTCAACTATACAAGGCATACAAGAGAATAAAAGAATTAGTGGAACAAGTGGAAAGATTAAAGAGTGGGGGATAGGTTTTATTTAGAACAAAGAGCTAAAACAGGCTACTGTATTGGCTCTTCAATTAGGAGAAAAAGAATGGCATGGGATGAAGATAAAAAGCAGTCTGCAATCGATATGTATACGGGCGAAGAAGCTACTCCAGAAACGAGTATGGAAATCGTTAAGGTTATAGCTGAAGAATTAGGTGAATCACCAAATGGTGTAAGAATGATTCTTACTAGAGCTGGCGTATATGTTAAGAAAAACCCTTCTAAAAGTAATAGTTCAGGAACGACTGGTGGAGGCAGGCTAAGTAAAGCTGCTTGTCATCAGATGTTAGTTGAAGCTGTTACGGCAGTAGGTGGAAGTCTTGATATGAATATCATTAACAAGATTTCAGGCAAAGCAGCTAAGCATATAGCCGAACAAATATCAAATTAAATAAAGCGTAGGTATTTTAATACCTACGTCTTTTTGCACCCAAAATTAAGACCTAAAAATTTAGGATCAAAAATAACTGGTACAACCCTTAAATCCCAGCAGATTTTAAGAAGGAAAAGTTAGTGACACCATAGTTTAATATACATTAAATTTAAGGTGTTCAAGTGGACAAAGAAAAATTTAAGGAGAGAGTGACAGAATGTGGAGATGCTGTAATTACTTATCGTAGTACAAACTCACGAAAGTTAAAATACAATGTTTGCACTCTGGATTTCACTACTCCTCACATACAAAGAAAGCACAATCGTGCTAAAGAGAGTAAAGAAACAGTTCTACTGTTTTGTTGGGATACAGATTCCTATAGACTTTTGCGTCCTGCAAATGTAACAAGCATTGTCCCTTTGAACGCTATATTAAAAAACAAAGGTAGAGACGAATGGTAGATATATGGCAAGAACCTGAAATATACTCACGAATTATTCATGAAAAAGAAAACGGATTAGAACAAGTTCGTTTAACAATAAATACATTTAGAGATATAGAGTATATACATTTAAGAAAGTATTACTTAGATTTTGAAGAAGAGTGGAAACCTTCAAAAGAAGGGATAGCTATGCCTTTAGATCTCACAAATTCCTACGAATTATTCGCAGCACTAGTAGAAATCTTATCTCTTGCAGAAAGCAAGGAGATGATACACAAACATTTTGGAAAACTTATAACCGAAGTTTATAATAGTTCTTGACTTTCCCCTTAACTTTTTGTATAATATGTATATAAAATGAAAAAAAGGGAGTGAGCGTGAGCATTAAAAATCTACTAGAAAGAGCAAGTAAAGCATATTATGAGGGTAATCCAATTATGGAGGACTTTCAGTTTGATGAATTAGCTCATCAGTATAATTGGAATCAAGTTGGTTATTCCCCTACGGGTAAAGTATTCCATAAGAAACGCTTACGAAGTTTACAAAAAGTTTTCGCAGGAAGCGGAAAAAATCCTTTAAACTCTTATCCCAATTCAGAAATTATAGAGACTCCAAAATTAGATGGAGCTTGTATTAGTTTACTTTATAAAGAAGGTTTGCTAGTTCAAGCTCTAACAAGAGGAGATGGTATCGAAGGAGTAGATATCACAGATAAAATATTTAATTCAAAATTAGTATCCGAACTCCTGTCCAATGTTTGTGTTGAGTGGGTGTATTCTTGGATACAGGTCACGGGAGAAGTCGTTGCTCCCAAAAACATACCTAATTCCAGAAATTATGCTGCAGGTGCTTTAAACCTAAAGGATAATAAGGAATTTGACTCCCGTGATCTTTCTTTTATAGCATACGATTTTCAATGTGAAATAGAAACAGAAGGAGAATATATGGAAATATATGGAAACCGCAGTAAGTTATACGAAGATGATATGTATGTATTAGGTGTTTTTGGGTTTGATGTAATAACAGATTCAGAGTGGGAAGAATTTCCACATGATGGTCGAGTATTCAGGCTTAATGATAATAAAGAATTTACAAAGCTGGGTTACACTTCACACCATCCTCGTGGAGCTTACGCACTCAAAGAACAACAAGAAATTCAACAAACAATTCTAAAGGACGTAATTTGGCAGGTTGGAAAAAGCGGTCAGGTATCGCCAGTAGCCATACTAGAACCAGTCAAAATTGGGGGAGCGACAGTAAGTCGTGCAACCTTACATAATATCGCATATATTGAAGATTTAGGATTAGAAATTGGATCTCGGGTTAAAATAATTAGATCAGGAGAAATTATTCCTAGAATTGTAGGAGTTATTGAAAAATAATTCTTGACAATCGCGGTCTGATTTGATATAATATATAAATAGTGAGAGAAATAGAATAAATGTCAAGCACAACAATTTTACCACCAAAAAACTGTCCTAGTTGTAGTTCTACATTAGAATGGATAGGCGATCAGCTCTTTTGTATGAGTAAAACTTGCCCAGCTAAAAGCACGAAATTGGTTGAACATTTTTCTAAGACTCTAAAAATTAAAGGTCTTGGACCTATGACAGTTAAGAAATTATCCCTAGATAGTATCAATAAGATTTATGAACTAGATTATGACTATGTAGAGAACTGTTTGGGCTCTAGTAAATTAGCTAAGAAATTAGTTGATGAGATAGAAAAAAGTAAGAACGCAGACTTACAAACTCTATTACCAGCGTTTTCTATCCCACTTTTTGGCAGATCAGCTTCCGAAAAATTATGTGGGACAGTTTCAGATATTTCTGAGATAACAGCTGACTCATGTAAGAGAGCAGGATTAGGTCAAAAAGTTACGGATAATTTAATACAATGGCTCAAGAGCTTCAATCAGTATCAAACTTTGCCTTTTAGTTGGAAAACGAAACCTTCAAAATGGGTTAGTAAAGAAAAAACAAAAGGCATTGTTTGTATATCTGGCAAACTAAACTCTTATAAGACTAAAGCCATCGCTAACGAAATTTTAGAAGCGAATGGTTATATAGTAAATAGTAGTTTAACAAAAAATGTTTCGATTTTAGTTAATGAGAGTGGGATAAACTCTGCAAAAACTAAAAAGGCGGAACAAAACAACATAACAATAGTAAATAATATTAACGATTTAATCACAGGAGAAAATCATGGGTGTACCTAAGTGGACAGACGAGCGTACTGATACGCTAACAAACTTTGTAGGGAATGAAAGCCCTATAAGCCAAGCAACTGTAGCAGAAGCAGCAGATGAACTTGGCACTAGCCCTCGTTCAGTTTCTTCTAAATTGAGAAAAATGGGATTTGATGTCGAATTGGCATCTAGTGTCTCAACAAAAACTTTCTCAGATGAAGAAGAAGCAACACTTTCCGAGTTCGTAACTGGGAATAGTGGGCAATATACTTACGCTGAAATCGCAGCAGCTTTTGCTGATGGACATTATACAGCTAAGTCAATTCAAGGTAAGATTCTTTCTATGGAACTTACTGGACACGTCAAGCCTACTGAGAAACCTGCAAGCGTTAGAACATACTCACCAGACGAAGAGTCAACCTTCCTAGGAATGGTTGCAGATGGTGCGTTTGTTGAAGAAATCGCAGCAGCTCTCAATAGACCTATCAATTCTATTCGTGGTAAAGCACTTTCTTTCTTAAGAACTGGCGAAATTAATGCTATTCCTAAACAAAAGGAAAGCCAAGCCGCTTCTAAAGTAGATGCTTTAACTGAACTTGGTGATATTAGCGACATGAATGTTGCTGACATTGCTGATGAAATTGGTAAAACTGAACGTGGTGTTAAAACTATGCTAACCAGACGCGGACTTACCGCAGCTGATTATGATGGTGCAGCACGCAAAGAAAGAGTAGCTAGCTAAGCTATTCATTCATCATTGAAATCTAGAGAGATTCGTCTCTCTAGAATTTCTTTGAATAAATCTGGGAGAAAAATTTGAATATTGCGTCTGCATTAATCAATAAAATAATAATAGAGCAAGACACAGAGACTTGGGGTAACCTGCAGCAGCATTACTTACCCCCAGATTATCAAGCTGTGCATAGAGCTATTAACAAACATTTTGAGCAATATCTTGCTCTCCCAACTTTTGATGATCTAAAATTAGAACTCAGGGATCAGTCATTAAAAGAAAAAATTTACGCAATAGAATCCCTAGAAGTGGACTCAAATCCATATCAACTATTAGAATACCTAAAGAACGAATATACTCAGATAGAGATACTTGATGAGATGGACGACTATATTGAAAAATCAGCAGGTATGTCAACTGCTGATGAGAATATAGAATCTATAGAAGGAATAGTAATAAATCTAAGAAATAAAGTAGAAACAGACACAGAAACTATTAGTATGCAGAAGATAAGTGCTTTAGAAACTGAAGAAGAAATAGCAAATTATATACCACTAGGATTGAATGATGAATTTGATCAGAGAATGAGATTTACTAAAACAGATTTAGTATTACTTGGTGGACGCAGAGGTAGTGGTAAATCTCTTACTTGTGCCAATATAGCTTTGAATCAATTTAATATAGGTAGAAGTTCTTTATACTTTACAATAGAAATGACCAAAGAACAAACCTTTAGACGATTAGCAGCCTTAGGAGCAAACATACCATTAAACAGACTAAACAGTAGAATGTTAACCAAAAAAGAATATCAAAAATTAGCCGAATGGCAAGCCGATAGATTTGAAGGTAGTAGTAGTGTTTTGATGGACTTTTATACTCATGCTGATTATGATAAGTTTCAAAGTGATGTTACAAAACTCCCATTAAGAGAAGATAAACAGATGGATATTGTATTCGATACTACACTAACGCTTGCAAAAATTAAAGCAGAAGTAGAGTATAGAATGAATTATCTAGATTTGGGTGTTGTAATAGTTGATTATATTAATCAAGTCAGAAGATCAGCAGCTCCACATAAAAGTGGACAGTATGATTGGACTGAACAAATAGAGATTAGTAAAACTTTAAAACAATATTCTCAAGATTATGGAGTATTATTCTTTTCTCCATACCAAACAGATAATACAGGAGAAGCAAGATTTGCAAAAGGTATTCTTGATGCAGCAGATGCGGCATATGCTTTAGAGACTTGGGATCCTACTGATAATTGTATTAGTTTTATCTGTAAAAAAATGAGAAACGGTCCAATGGAAAGTTTTACTAGTGAAATGGATTGGAGCACATTAAAAGTTGGACCAAAGAGTGCTTTAAACCCTAAAGAAAGATCAGAAATGCAAACAAAAATGAATGAGGAGGTTCATGAGTTATGAAATTAATAGTTAAAAGAATAAAGAAAGGTATGCACGGTTTATTTGCAGACGAACCAATAAACAAGGGTAATATAATCCTTATACTAAAAGGTACGTCTCTGCCGATATCAACCAAAACTTCTATAAGAATAAGGAGTAAAAATATCGAGCACTATGAGGGCGGTTATATGAACCATCATTGTAATCCTAGTGCAAAAATAATAGTAATCGATGATTGTCTAGAAGGTATTGTAGTTGCAGAACGAGACATTCTTGAAGGAGAAGAAGTCACGTTTGATTATAATACTACAGAGCCAATATTATCACACCCATTTCAGTGCGATTGTCACGGAAGATGGATAAAGGGGTTTACAAACTTATGAAAGTAATTAGTTATTTTACTCCAAATTATAGTGTAATAGTTCCAAACTATGTGGAATCTATGGACAAATATAATGTGAGTTATAGAATTGAAGAATACCCTAGTAGAGATACTTGGGAAGAAAACTGTGCAATTAAACCAGAGTTTATTGAGTCAATGTTAAATGAAGAAGAAGATGATTTATTTTATTGTGACGTTGATGCAGAATTTGTAAGAATACCAAATTGGGAAGAATTTAAAGGAAAAAATCAAATGGGATTTTGTGTAGCACAATTACATCCACCTAAATGGGAGTTAATGTCTGCAGCTATGTATCTTCCTAATAATGATAGTACAAAAGAAATTATTGGAAAATGGAAAGAGCATCAACTAGATAATCCTACAGTATGGGATCAAATCACTTTAGCAGAAACACTAAATAAATACTGTCAAAGGTGTTGGTTTCAAATGAACTTAAAGTATTGTGCTATTGATTTTTTAAATATAGTAAATCCAGTCATACTACAGAAACAGGCATCAAGAAATCGTGAAGAAACGAGGGCATAAATAATGGATTCGTTTCTTCAAAAATTTTTAGAAGTATTAACGTTTTGGGTGTTCTTTTTTATATCTATATTTATATTTGCATATATATTTTATACATTGGCAAACGCATGAACGTAGAAGAATTAATACAGAAAAAGAAGTTAGGATACCTGCAACAAGGTGGAGATTTTGTCATACATTGTTTAAATCCAGATCATGATGATAGTAATCCTTCTATGAGAATTGATAAAATTACTGGAATATTTCATTGTTTTTCTTGTGGATATAAAGGAAATATATTTAAGTATTTTGATACACCAGTATCATTTCTAGAACAGAAAAGAGCTAGAATGAAACAAAAGATTAGTGATAAACTGGTTGAAAATGTGGGACTAGAAATGCCTAAAAACTTCCTGCTTTACAAGGGGAATTTTAGAGGTATAAAACCTGAAACATATATTAAATATGGAGCATTTACACATCATGAACCACAATATGTTGGAAGGGTAGTCTTTCCAATTAAGGATATTACAGGCAGAATAAAGGCTTTTATAGGTAGACATATGGATAGTACAGTTGTCCCTAAGTATATGATATTCCCACCTAAAGCTAAAATGCCTTTATTTCCTTCGCATGCCAGACCAATTTTAGGTAGGGTAGTATTAGTTGAAGGAATTTTTGACGCAATTAATCTTTTAGATAAAGGATTACCTAATGCGATGTGTTGTTTTGGAACTAGAACTATAGATATTTATAAATTATCTATACTAAAAGTTCAAGGAGTAAGTGGAGTAGATATTCTTTTCGATGGGGATACAGCAGGACAAGAGGCAGCAGAGAATGTAGCAGAACTCTGCGATCAAGTAGAATTATTATCAGAAGTAGTGAGAATGGATCAAGGATTAGATCCTGGCGCACTACCTGAAAACCGAGTAACAAATTTAAAGGAGTGGTTATATGGAGAACCAGACAAGAGTAGCATTAATTGATAAAGCACCAAACAGAACAGATTACGTAAGACATTTTAACAATGAATTTGAGTTCGATCATTACCATCTTTGCTCAGAGCAAAAAAAGAAGGTATTAAAACGTGATGTAGATATTGAAATAGATTTAGATACCTATGATTGGATCATATTGGTAGGATCAGAATCATTACTATTTTTTACAAACGAAAGATCAATAACGGAGCATAGTGGGCGTTTAATAGATAACAAATTTCTCCCAGTTATAAACCCTGCTATGCTTACGTTTAAGCCTGAAGCTAGACGAACATGGGACGAATCAGTAGAAAATATAGTTAAGTATATAAAAGGTGAACTAAAACCTGTGGAATATTCTACTGATAATTTTAAGGGAATAACTGATAAAGATGAGGCAATAGAATTTATACAAAAGGCTATACAGTCTAGTTCAGAATATATTGCTTGCGATACTGAAACAACGGGATTATTTCCTCGAGACGGATATATTCTTGGTATTAGTTTATCTTATAGAGAAGATGAAGGAGTATATATTCTAACAGATATTATAGATTCTACAGTAGAACTACTATTACAAGACTTATTTACTGAGAAAATAGTAGTATTTCATAATGCAAAATTTGATATAGCTATGCTAGAGTATCATTTCAATTTTACATTTCCTAGAGTAGAAGATACTATGTTATTGCATTATTTATTGAATGAGAACCCAGGAACTCATGGTTTAAAACAATTAGCATTAAGACATACAAAATATGGTAATTATGAAAAACCTTTAACAGACTATATAGCTAATTATTGTAAAAAGAATAGAGTATTAAAATCACAATTTAGTTGGGAAATGATACCATTTGATATTATGCAAGTATATTCAGCTATGGACGCTGTAGTAACGCTTATAATCTTTCACAAAATGAAAGAAGCAATAGCAAAAAACCCAAAACTAGAAAGAGTTTACGATCAAATACTCATTCCAGGTATGTTATTCTTAAAAGATATTCAGGATATAGGAGTTCCATTTGACAGAAAAAGATTAGAGTTATCACAAAATTTAATGGAAAAAGAAATAGAAGAAGCAATAAATAGTCTTTATGATTTTAAAGAGATTAAAATCTTTGAAAAAGGACAAGGGAAAGAATTTAATCCAAATAGTACAGTACAATTACGAAGTCTTTTATTCGATTATATTGGTTTAAAACCTACAGGTAAAAAAACTGGTACAGGTGCTCATAGTACTGATGCGGAAGTTTTAGGAGCGTTGGCTTTAAAACATGATGTGCCACAATTAATACTTAATATTAGACAAAAATCAAAAATTAAAAATACTTATCTTGATAAAATCATTCCTCAATTAGATAGAGATATGAGATTAAGAACTAACTTTAATTTACATAGTACAACTTCTGGCAGACTATCTTCTAGTGGTAAACTTAATATGCAACAAATTCCAAGAGACAATCCAATTATTAAAGGTTGTATAAAAGCTAAAGAAGGGAATAAGATAGTAGCTATGGACTTAACCACAGCAGAAGTATATGTTGCCGCAGCCTTATCAGATGATAAAAATCTACAACAAATATTTAGAACAGGAGGAAACTTTCATAGTTCTATTGCTAAATTAGTATTTAAACTACCTTGTAAAGTAGAAGAAGTATCAGAACATTATAAATTAGAAAGACAAGCCGCTAAAGCTGTTACTTTTGGAATCATGTATGGGGCAGGAGCTCATAAAATATCTCAACAAGTAACAAAAGATAGTGGTTCATATTTTTCAACAAAAGAAGCACAAAGTGTCATTGATGATTATTTCTTTCAATTCAAAAGACTTGCAGATTGGTTAGATCTCTGTAAAGAATTTATTCAAACTAATGCTTTTATTTATTCTACTTTCGGAAGAAAGAGAAGATTAGGAAATGTAAAATCTACAGATAGAGGTATTGCTAGTCATGAAATAAGATCAGGTATTAACTTCTTAGTACAATCTGTAGCTAGTGATATTAATTTATCTGGTGCTATAGATATGCACAATTATATAGAAAAAAATTATTTAAAAAGTAAGATTTTTGCCTTAGTACATGACTCAGTATTGGCAGAAGTTCCAGAACATGAAATAGATCATTATTGTAAAAAATTAAAAGAATTTATGCAAATGGATAGAGGAGTTTATATTTCAGGCTCTCCTATTGGTTGTGAATTTGATATATCAGAGGACTATTCAAATGGGAAATTTGAAGAAAAATACAAAAGACTACTCTAAAGCTAGAGTAGTTTATCATGTTACACCCCTAAATGATATTACTTGGTGGGTAAAATGGGGTAGTAGTTTTTTAATTCTTGGTGCAATTATACTAAGAGCTTTAGATATACTTCATATGGTAGATGTTACTTTATCTTTCTTAGGCTGTAGTGGTTGGATTTTTGTTGGCTTTAAATGGCAAGATAGATCAATAATGTTTTTAAATACAGTAGCTGCTACAATACTATTAATGGGTCTTTTAAAAGAGGTGATGATATGAATAAACTTGATATTCCTTGGCTTTTATTCTGTCTTTTAATTATAATTATAGTATTTAAGGATTTTCATAAAAGACTTTTATGAAATTAGAAGAAATAAATTTTCCAATATATGTAGTCGGAACGGAAGATACAAAAACTGAAGATGGAATTGTCTTTGCAGATAATAAAGTTTTAGACGATACTAATATGAGTGGAGATACATTAGGGGCGAGAAGATTACAGACAAGTCTTCCTAATTTATACCCATTAAGATACATGATAAAATCATTATCAGGATTAGTAATGCATAGAGGCTATATGTATATAGATTCTTTAGGAAAGCTTTTTTCATATACTAAACAAAATTTCTTTCCATTAATATATCATAAAATATTGAATGTGGAAAAGAAAGATATAGTATCTTTACTATGGTTAAAAGATATAAATTTTCCTATAGAAGTAGAAAGACCTCCTGAAGTGGAATATATGTGGGCAGGTATTATATATAAAAATACTCTTCCATGGTTTTTTTATGAGTATTCAACCGAATGGAAAAAAGATACAAGAAGAAAAATATGAAAGCAGTACTAAGTAATAGAATTTATATAGAAGTAAATGATCATCTTGAATCTATAATTGATAAACAACTAACATATAAAATACCTTCATATAAACCGACTGATCCACCTGAAGTTATAAAGAACATGGGATTTGTCAGGAACGGGTTAGTGACTATGCCTATAGGTAGACAAGATTTAATACCTACTAACTATGAGATAGTTGATAAGAGAAAGAAAATTCCAGTAGAATTTCCTCCTTTTAAGTTCGATTTAAGACAGAGCCAAAGTGAAGTTTACAGAGATGTTTATGATAATTGTATAATAAACGCTTGGGTAAGTTGGGGGAAGACTTTTACCGCGTTAGCAATCGCAAGTAAACTTGGACAGAAAACATTAGTAGTAGTGCATACATTAGCTTTAAGATCACAGTGGGTAAGAGAAGTACAAAAGGTCTTTGGAATTGAAACTGGAATTATAGGTAGTGGAAAATTTAATATTGATAGTCCTATTGTAATTGGAAATGTCCAGTCTTTATACCGAAGAATTCCTGACATAATAAATGAATTTGGATTATTAATTCTAGATGAAATGCATCATGTTAGTAGTCCTACTTTTGCAAGAGTTGTAGATAAAAGTCGAGCAAGATACAAGATAGGATTATCAGGCACAATAGAAAGAAAAGATGGTAAACATGTAGTTTTCAGAGATTATTTTGGACAAAATGTCATTACTCCCCCAAAAGAAAACTACATGACTCCAACTATAGATATAATTCATACAGAGATTAGATTCTTAGACGGAGCAGCCATTCCCTGGGCTAGAAAGATTAATCAGTTGGCTTATAATGAGGAATACAGACATTCAGTATCATTAATAGCAAGTGCTTACGCAGCTAAAGGACATAAAGTTTTAGTAGTAGCAGACCGAGTTGATTTGCTAAAAACTTGTGCTGAATTGAGTGGAGATAAAGCACTAGTTATTACAGGAGAAGTGCCACATACAGAGAGACCTAAAATGATGAATAGGATATATGATGATAAAGACATCCTTTATGGAACACAGTCTATATTCTCTGAAGGTATTTCTCTTAACTGTTTAAGTTGTTTACTTTTAGCAACTCCAGTTAATAACGAACCTTTATTAACACAGCTAATAGGAAGAATAATAAGGCGGGAAGAAGGTAAGAAGACCCCCGTGGTAATAGATATTAATCTGTTGGGCAAGACTGCCCGCAGACAAGCGAATAATAGGTTAGGATACTATATGAAGCAAGGGTATGACATTAATCACCTTTGAAATTTAGTTCTTGACACCGAGTTAAAATTTTGGTATAATAGTGATACGATTTAATTGGAAAAAGATTTTAGAAGCAACTAAAGGCAAGGAAAATGAAATACTGCTAATAGTGCATTCACTTACTTATAATCTTACACCTAAAAATTATCGTGATCCATTATATAAATATTTTGGAAAAGACTGGTCAGGCTTCAGTTTCTTAGTAAACCCCGAAGCTGTCTTTATAAATAGACCACAGTTCTCTGATCGAGAATGGGTAGAGTATGTAGCTGTCGCTAGTTATAGAAATTTAAATGCCTATTACGATTCGAGAAAAACAACGATAGACCTTTTACACTTACCAGTGTCTGAGGACGCAATTAACAACAACAGGCTACTGAAGATTGAAGATAACAAAGTACATTTTCGATTTGAAGAAGTCACTTAAAGGAGAAAAACAATGGCTATAAAATTTGGTCAGCTTGAGGGCAAAGCAAAGAAATCAACTATTAATCAATTCACATATAGAGATGGCGACAATGTCGTTCGTATGGTAGGTGATATACTACCTAGATATGTATATTGGGTTAAAGGCGAAAACAACAAAAATATTCCTATGGAATGTTTATCTTTCGACAGAGATTCTGAAACCTTCAACAATATAGAAAAAGACTGGGTAAGAACCTTTTATCCAGATATGAAATGCGGTTGGGCATATGCAATTCAATGTATAGACCCAGGCGATGGACAAGTAAAAGTCCTGAATCTAAAGAAAAAATTGTTAGAGCAGATAATGCTTGCAGCAGAAGATTTAGGCGATCCAACAGATCCTGAAACAGGTTGGGACATACATTTTAAACGAGTAAAGACTGGTCCGATGGCATTTAATGTCGAGTATCAATTACAAGTTTTGAGATGTAAAACAAGATCATTAGACGAAGCTGAAATGGCATCTATTGCCGAACTTCGATCAATGGATGATGTTTTACCTAGACCTACTGTGGAAGCACAAAAGGAACTCTTGGAGAGGATTAGATCTTTAGGAAATGAAACTCCCGATGAAGTCGCAAAGGAATTTAGCAACGGAAATAAAAAACCGTGGTAGACAAAATTCTGTTTACTGCCGACTGGCATTTGAAGCTGGGACAAAGGAATGTCCCAGTTTCGTGGGCTCGGAATAGATTTAGGCTCTTTGTTGAACAAATTAGACAGTTAGAAAATGACGTAGATTTACACATTATTGGAGGAGATTTATTTGATAGAATTCCTTCGATGGTAGAATTAGAGTTATACTTTGAATTTATAAGTGGAGTAAAAATTCCCACATTAATATATGACGGTAATCACGAGGCTACAAGAAAAGGCAAAACGTTTTTTACACAACTAAAAAGTGCAACAACAGAACTAAATCCTTTGGTAGAAATAATTGATTATATCTATAAAGGTGAGCACTTTGGTATACTTCCCTATTGTGAGTTACATAGGAAGTGGCACATTAAACAATTCAATATAAGGCAACCGCTATTTACTCACGTTAGGGGAGCTATACCTCCTCACGTAAGTCCAGAAGTGGACTTAAAAAGATTCGCACACTTTCCAAGAGTGTTCGCGGGTGATCTACACAGTCATTCTAACACACAATTAAACATTGTATATCCTGGTAGTCCAATGGCTACACAATTTCACAGAACTAAAATAGAAACAGGCTACTTGCTAATCGACACAAGCCAGTGGAACTGGAAGTGGCACACCTTCAAATTGCCACAACTGGTGAGAAAGACCATAACCGATCCAAAGGAAATGGTTCCCACATCTTACGATCATACGATTTATGAGATCGAAGGAAATGTGACAGATTTAGCAGGAGTCGAAAATACAGAATTATTGGATAAGAAGATAGTTCGTAGAAAAACTGAGGCAGCGTTAATTCTCACCAACGAAATGTCGATTGAAGATGAATTAGTAGAGTATCTCAGTTATATTTTAGAATTAAAAGATGAACAAGTAAAGGAGATTTTAGGGGTATATCATGATTACTCTCGGGACATTGCGATGGGATAATTGCTTTAGTTATAGTACGAACAACCATGTTGACTTAGCTAATAGTAATTTAACACAACTTATAGGCACGAATGGTGTCGGTAAGTCGAGTATTCCTTTGATACTTGAGGAGGTCTTGTACAACAAGAACAGTAAGGGAATCAAAAAAGCAGATATACAGAATAGATATTATAATAAAGGTTATAATATCTCATTGGATTTTAAGGTTGAAAGAGAGCAGTATAAGATAGAAGCTCGTCGCAGTCGTGGTATAATTAAAGTTAGGCTTTTAAAAGATGGAAAGGATATTTCTAGTCATACCGCGACCAATACTTATAAGACTTTAGAAGGTATTTTAGGCTTAGATTTTAAGACTTTTTCGCAACTCGTATATCAAAACACAAACGCAAGTTTACAGTTTTTAACGGCTACAGATGCAAATCGGAAGAAATTTCTAATAGATCTGTTTTCGTTAGATGAATATTTAAAGTTTCATGAGATTTTTAAGAAAGGTGCAAAGACACTTAACCAGGAGTTTATTTCTTTTAATGCAAAGACGGAATCAATACAAAATTGGCTTCATAATAACAAATTAACAGATACTACCATACTACCTATGAAAATTTTGAAAATCGATACGAGTAATGATGAGAAGCGATTAAGGAGTTTATTAATCGATTTTGAAAATATTAATTCCACAAATCGAAAAATCTCAGAAAATGAGATGAAGAAGCATCTGTTAGCAAGTATAAAGATTAAAGATATTGCAGGAATTAAAAAACCTAAACAAATGATTACTGCTGATCTTAGTAGAAAAGTCGGAGAATGCGGTGCACAAATTTCTCAAAGCCAAGACATGATTGACTCGATTAGTGAACTTGGTACAAAATGTCCGACTTGCTCTCAGGAAGTAGATCCTGAATTTGTGCATGAGTTGATAACAAAGAATTTAGATGATGCAAAGTTCATGGCAGAAACGCAGTTAAAATACGAATTAAAAATTGCGAAGATTCAGGCAGAAGTACAAGAGTATGAGGAAGCTGTGCAAAAACGTAATGAGTGGACAGACTTAAAACGCAGTATAGATGATAGTTTAGATAATGAGCCGATTGACGCGGTTTGGCTTCAGGATAACATCGAGAAATTAGAAGAAAAGATAGCGGAAACTCAGAGTGAGATACAAGTGATAATGAAAGAAAATGAGAAACGTGCAGCCAGAAACACCAGAATTCAAGTGATACAAGAACAAACAAAAGAGTTTGAAACTGAACTTAATGGGATACAAGAAAAGCTTTCAAAAATTTCGGCAAAACTCTCAAATTTAGAAATACTTAAACGAGCTTTTAGTACAAGCGGACTTATAGCTTATAAGATTGAGAACCTTGTAAAAGATTTGGAAGACATGACAAACGACTACTTAGCAGAACTTAGCGATGGTCGTTTTAGTATAAACTTTGTTGTGAATAACGACAAATTAAATGTAGAAATAACAGATAATGGAAAGACGGTCGCAATTACCGCACTTTCCAGCGGTGAGTTGACGCGAGTTAATACTGCGACACTAATTGCAATTCGGAAACTAATGAGTAGTATTTCGAAGAGTCGTATCAATGTATTGTTTTTAGATGAAGTCATCAATGTATTAGACGAGGCGGGTAGGGAGAAGCTCGTTGAGATTTTACTAAAAGAAGAAGAACTAAATACATACGTAGTATCACATGGCTGGACTCACCCCCTGTTAGACAAGATTGAAGTAATCAAAGAGAATAATATATCGAGACTAGAATGATAAAAATACGAAAAATATGGGATATAATACCTATACCTATTATAATAACGGATCTACTACCAAAGAAGTTTGGTGGAGGTACATTAATTTGTATAGTCCTCATTAGACCAAAACACAAAGACAATGAAGGACTGATACAGCATGAATTAACTCATGTAAAACAAAATCTGAGAACTTTATTGTTTTCAGGATTTAAACAGAACTGGAGTAAGCAACACAGACTAGATAGAGAGTGCGAAGCCTATGCAGTTCAACTTAAATACTCACCTACTCGTAAGGATTTATATATTGACTTTATGTATAATAAATATAATCTTGGAATGATGAGAGCTAGGATTGAAGGAAACTTCAATAAATGGATTAGGAGAATCGGATGAAGGAATGGTGGAACAGAATTATGCACAAAAGATTCCATATTGGTTGGGTATTTCTTGTATTAGGCATAGGATTAGCGTTGTCTATAACATTACTATATAAGGCAATGACATGAGAAATATATCAGTTTCAGGACGAAAAGAATGGCAATTTCATGCTAAAGATTGGTTAGACTTTCAAATTTCTCATGCAAAAAGATATAGTAATTTAG